TTGAACTCTTCTGTAGTAACGGTTTGCATTTGCCTTGATAGCACCCAAATCTTGAGTAGTACCATTTGCAAATGGGTTTGCAACCATACCATAACGAGTTTTGAAACCAATCTTTGGTTGGAAAGTATCTTGTCCAACTGCACGTACCATCTGGAGAGGTACATAAGGGCAGTAGAAAAGTCCAGCATCATAAGGATTGGTTCCCTTGTAACCAACAACATAGTATTGGTTAGCAGCAAGGTTTGCTGCATAAGGATCAATATAAACTCTAAACTTGCCATTGAGGATACCAGCAAAAGTATTGCCAGTGTCATCAACATTAAGGTTAGCATTAAGTGCTGGAGTATAATCAAGCAATCCTGCCATGGTGAGTGCTGAAGCAACATCAGAAGAACAGAGAATTACATTCCCCTTTCCTCTACGAGTTCTGTATGCAATAGCATTAGCATCTCTTTCTAGTTGGAAGAGAAGACCTTTGAACTTCTCAACTGACCATCTACCATTTGAATCAACATCAAGGTCAAAGAAACCAGCATTTGCTACGTTTGCTTGAGCACCTGGCTCAGCAATCTTGTAGATAGTTCTGATAACTTCTCTGTTGATTTCAGCAAGAATTTCAGTTGAAAGAATATTTGCTAATTCAGCCTCAGCATCTAAACCATGAATTGCCTTAAGATCTTGTGCAAGTTCTAAGGTATATTCTGCCTTAAGTGCTCTTGATTTTGCTGTAACAGAAAGCTTTTCAATACTGAAAGCCATCTGATTAAACTGATCACCAGAACCAGCACCAAGATTTTCAGCATCATAGGTGGACATAGCTTGTCCAACTCTGTACTCAAGTCCACTTGCACCAGAGTTGTTTAGGTCTGCTGGGTTAAACCCATATGCAGTACCTTGTGCATCAGTGTTACCAAATCCAGTAGCAGCAAATCCAGTAGTACCAAAACCTACAGATGAAGTACCATCAGCTCCACCAGTATAATCTCCAGTGGTAGTGTTGAAACCATCATCCTGACCTGAGAATGCTGTATCAACTTCATTGAAGAGTGCTTCAGTTCCATTTTGGTTGACATAGCGAGTTCTCATTGCAAAGATAAGTCCAGTAGGACCATTCATTGGTTGAACACCTGCTAAGTCATAAGCAACTAGATTAGGCATTGAACGTCTAATCAATGAGATTAGAACTGGATCAAAACCTGCTACTGGTCCAGTAGCAGAAGCACCACCACCATAACCTGCAGCACCACCAGCACCACCTAAGCTGGCATATGAACCTGCTGGGGTTTCTGAAAGGAATCCTCTTTCTTCCTTGAGGAATCTTTCTTGATTTTCTAACAGAACAGCGGTAACGGCTCTACGATAAGGATCTTTGATCTCATCAAGTCCATTTGCCTCTAGGAGAGGTTGCCACTTGTTCTGCAATTGTTCTGAAAGGAACATTGCTTTTTCTCCTTGTTTCTTGTAAAAAGTGTGTTTTTAACTACAAATATTTATTATAAAGGTATTTTCACTTAGAGAATTTGCCAAGTGCTTTTAGATAAGCATTCATTTGAGGACCATGGTCCACTTCTACTCCTTCTAATAGTACTTCTTCTCTAGAAGAAACTTGTATATTTCTTGAGAAATATGACTCTTTAAGAGTCTCTAGCTTCTCACGATAGTCTTCTTCACTTTCAAACTCAACACTTTCTACAAGACCTGCAAGCTTGTCCTTTTGGGTTAAAGCTAACCCTTCAGAAACATCATTAAAAATAGTATCACTTACAGCTTCGCTAAGTCTTTTGTTTAATTGAACATTTCTTTCGATTTGTTCATTGAGTTTGTACTCCATCTCATCTAGTCTTTCGACCATTCCCTCTAACACATTATATTTATCTTCAGGGATTTCTACATAATGTTCTTCAAAGAGTGACTTCATGCCACTCATGAATGATTCTGAAAGTTCTCCTTTAAGACCTTTCTCAACTTGAAGAGCATTTTCTTCAAGCCACTCATTTGAAACATATTCTAAATAAGAATCAACTCTTTCTGTGAGTTCTTCTTTGATTGATAATACTTCTTCTACAAGAGCATTATCAAATCTTACTTGGAGATTTTCTTTAATCTCAGAAATTTTATTCTTTACTGCTGCTTCAAAAATAATAGTTGCTTTATTTTTGAATTCTTCAGAAAGACCTTCTCCACCAATAATAGCATTTACATCTTCAGAAAAATCTAAATTATAATCTTCTTCGTCTTCTTCTTCATCATCT